GTGCATTTTATCAATGCTGGTTGCAGTCGATAGATACCGACCAGTTTATTCACGAGAATGCTGGGCGCGTTCGGATTCGTGGCGTATTCGGAGAACTCAATCATTTGGATGTCACCCCTATCGCCACGGGACACTTTCCCAAATGTGGCGCCCTTGTGTTGCCTACTTGGCTTTTTCCGCCGCGCGGTCATAATTCTTTCATCCTTTCTAATCTGTCAACAACTGAATCATGGCACTGGAACAATCTGCAACCTATAGCAGCCGTAAGATTGCGCCTTGGCAATAATCATTGCGGTGGCGGCAGGACTCTTACTCATCTTCGAGCCCTGCCGCCGTGTCGCGCGCGGACCGGGGTGAGGGATAATAGCCCGCGCGCAACTCGCATTTCCGGAGGGTTGGATTGCAGCCCGGAGGGGTTTAGCCCCACGTCGTCCCAAGCATTGCCAACCCGAAAGGGACGATCTCAATTTTCGCCAGTCGGATTTCTTCTCGGCGGCTCGTATTCAAATCCCCTCATCCAAATCCACAGTATCAGCAGCATGACTGCGGCACCGCAGACAAAGCCGATAGCCAATCCGACAAAGAACATCATAGCTATTCCCCTCTCCAGTTCGGCCGAGCCCCAAGCCTATACCTTGGACCGAACGGCCGATAGACGGCGGCGGGCGGTGACATATGCTCTCGTCCGCTGTGGCGAGAGTGATTCATCCGCGAGGCTGGATTTCCTGCCTGCCGCCGTCGCTTTTTCCAGGTCGGGCAGTGTAAATCCGTTCAATCGGTTTCTGCCCAGACGGCGGCCGCATCCTTCAGCCCACCGAGGGCCGGTGGCCGCCGTCACTCTTTCCAATCCTGCCAGGCGATCTCCTCCCGATCGTGGCCGGATGGCGAGTGGTGTTGAGCGCGTCCCCTTTGCTCCGCCGCCCGCCGCTTCCACCGTTCCAATGCGAGATCAACAACGTTCGAACGCTTCGTTCGCACGTCCAGCATTGAGAGGAGGCGCCGCAAATCCACGATAACCGCATTTGATTTTTCCATCGTTATTCATCCCGAAAAGCTACACAAAAGGGGCATGTCGCATTGAGCTGCGGTCGGCCCCGAGATTAAGGAGAGGGGGCTCTGTAAGAGATCACAACCCGTCTCCCCATGAGCCGAACCTACTAAGACCCATGGAGAGAAAACCATGAAAAAGTTTTACACGAGGGAGCTAGTCGCCAGGATAGGAGGCTATTTCCAGCACAACGAAAACCGAAAAGCTTGGCTGGCGCGTGTCGCGAAAACCGCTGGCATTACTGCGCGCCAAGCGTATGTGGCGTTCTACGATGAATGGCGGGTCAGCGAAAATACTCGGCTTAAGCTAGAGGCTGCCGCGAAAAGGAGAGATTCAGAAAATGATAGCGAGCTCATCCTGCGACTTTACGCCTACGCCCGTTACCTTGAGTCGGTGGACCCTGAGATGTATCGGGCGGACATTGAGGCTGCTCGGAGAATTATTGCTCGCTACCAGGATTTTGCCTCGAAGGGCGTGTCTCCGCATTTGCCTCCTGGGGTTCTCCCTGATTGCTAAGAACAGCAAGAGATGAACGACCCTTGCCAACTCTTCGCCGAGCATGATTGGCCATACATCAGGGTCCCGATCGACCGTGCCGACGAAGCATTAAAGGAGGGGCTGATTCCAGCTCCTCCGGTCATCCCAACTTACTGCGATTTTCATGTGGTTTGGTTTCGCTGGATACCGTGCGCGTGCGGGAGAGCAATGCCGGTGCTTAGGGAGGAGAAATGACAAACGCTATCGAAATGCCGAATTTCCTAAATCATCGCAACAAAGGTGCCATCCCCTCGACCCGCTCTATCGTCACCGTCAAGGGAATTATCGACGGCACATCAAAGTTTTTCAATGTCCCTGTCATGGAGCTTATTTCGAATCGCCGGAATGCCAACCTCGTATTTCCCCGCCATATCGCCATGTATCTCGCGAAGAAACTCACGCCCTACTCTTTGCCGACCATCGGGCGGCGTTTCGGCAAGGATCACACGACGATCATCCACGCTCTCCGCAAGGTCGAGATCATGATGACGACAGGAAACTACACCAACAACCGCAGGCGGATGACGCACAGCCCGGCAGAGGTGACCGCCATCATCGCGGAAGTTGAGAGAAAAATCCTCTCCGGGGATGATGAGCTATGACGGAGGATCAATACCGCAAGGAATGGATCGCCGAACTGAAAAACGGAATTGATTGCGGAACGCTCGAACGCGAGAACAAGCGCGTCACGCTCCGCACTTCTCAAATGACGCTCAGCGAATACGAGCAATTCAGAAGGAACTTTACGAAACAATGAATACTCCTCCCCCTGTCCCCGTAGAGCGCGCGATCAGCATTTACATTCAGAATAACTGCACCTGGGGGCAAGTCTCCCATTTCCTGCGAGAAGAGACCGGGCACTTCTGGAATCCAGCGACGATCAACAGCGCGGTCAACCGTTTCCGCGCAGGCATCCCGCAGCGCTCCATAGGCTGGACTGACGAAAAGATCGAACTCCTCAGAAAGCTCTGGGCGGAGCGTGAGCGGAGCGCGCCCAATATCGCAATCGAGATCGGCGGCCTCACGCGTAACGCGGTAATAGGCATGGTCCATCGCTTGGGGCTTCCTCGCCGGGCCAAATCCCCGCCTCCGCCGCCAGCAAAAAAGCCGCGACCGAGAAACAACTTCAATCCGTCGCTAAAGCAGCGCGTCCCGCCGCCGCCGCGCGTCCCCTATCTGCCGCCAGAGACCAAAGAATACATCCTGGGTGCTGGCAAGAAGCTGCTCGATCTCGCGGACCACGGTGAATGCAAGTGGGCCCTCAATGAAGTGAGAGACGCCGCCGACTATTTCTTCTGCGGGGAAAAGACGGGGGAAGGATTGCCTTATTGCCCACACCACAGCGCACGGGCGTATAGCCGGACATCGACGCAAGTGGTTCGAGATACGGGTGAGCGGCTGAAGAAGCGGTTGTGGAGCTGAGATGATGAGAACCGAGAAATATAAAGCCGCGCTTCTGCGCATTTCCTTAGGGGAAAAAGATGCCGCAGAAATAGCACGAAAAGCCTTGGAGAAACCGCCGCCGTTGGTTGCCCCAGGCGCCAAATTTGGTCGTCTGACAGTCCTCAGGCAGGGCGAGGGTCGCCGTTACCCAGGCGGTTCTGTCAAATGCAATTGGCACTGTCTATGCGGCTGCGGAAACGAAACCCTCGTAGGCACTTCTGAGCTGATCCAGGGCAAGACGCGATCTTGCGGTTGTCTGCAAAAACAAATGGTCAAACTGAGAAAACGCGGATGGAACAAATGGCGGGCAGCCGCAAGCGCAGACACGAAGCTATCTGTTTATGACGACTAAGAAGAGAGGGTCGTGGTCGTGAGCTGATGCGCGACCGCAGAGGAGCGTAGGATGAGCAACGTCTATGATCTGCGTCGCAGAAAGGTCGAAACTATTAGCGAAATGGTGAATGAGATTCACCGTCAGTTTGATCATGCGCTCTCTTCCGAGAAGAAAGCCTACAGCAGCCGCATTTACGCTGGTCAACTTCTTAATGCACTGAGAAAACGTATTGAAGCCGGAGAGGAGGGCGATGGCGTCAAATGGTGGGAATGGTATGGCATAAAATTTGTGCGCTCACGCCGTGATGCTGAAAGAGTAATGAAGATGGCCCGGGCTGAAAACCCGGAAGTCGCCGCAGAGGAGGAACGCGCCAAAGCACGGGAAGGAATGCAAGCGGGGCGTAGCGCTTTCCCTGATGAGGGTGCCGATGACATTCCTCTGTTCGATTACTGCTCTCGGCCGGAGCAAACACTGTTGGTTGCGGGCTGTGAGGAGAACACTACGACAAACGTTAGTCGTAGTGCGCGGTCATGTGATAAACCTTCGGTTGCAGAAGATGTTGTTGACCACGCCTTTCGTCTCGTGGCGCCGTTGCTGGCGAAAATGGACGAACAACAGCGGGACCGATTTCTCGCGCTCATAACTGAGGTTCGTTATGAAAAGCAAGGCAAAGCTAGCGGAAACGATTCGTTTCAGGGTCACCGTCACTGAGCGCGATATTAGAGAGGGCGAGTGCGGGCTGGCCAACAGATGCATGGAAAAGGTGGCGATCGAGCGCTCGCTGCGGGACATGGACCCGAAAAGCGGAGACCATCGCACCCGGGTCGATGCAGGTCACATCAGGTTTAACTTTTTCGGTTATAAATTCGAGGCGGACACGCCAAAAATAGCAAAATCAAGCCTGATCCAATTCGATAAAGAAGAAAAGGCGCGCGGCCGAGCTGAGCGCGACGGCATTGAGTTTATCTCAAAGGTGCGCCCGCACAGCTATATGGTCGAAGCTACTCGCCTCTACAAGCTAAAGAAGATATCACCCGAGCGGCAAGAAGAGATAACGCGCGCAAGACAAGCTCGCGCGGCGGCGGGCTTTAAGCCCAAGCGTTACACCCTCCATAAGCGCGTCGTCGGTTTCGCCTGAATTTTTGAGCGCCGTCCGAACCGGGACGGCGCTCTCTTTGTGTCAAGAGAACGAGAACCATGTCCTTCGAAGCCGTCGCTTGGGCGATGAAGCAAAAAATTCCGGTCATCCCCAAGTTCGTGCTGGTCGCGCTATGCGAGCGGGCGAACCCGGACACGGGAGAATGCTGGCCTGGCATCAAGAAGGTGGCAAACGCCGTCTCGCTCTCTGAGCGGTCCGTTGTGACCTATATCGGCGCTCTCGTACGTAATGGCTACGTCATGCGGCAACCGATGCGGGGCAAGGACGGACGCAAACGCACCAACCATTATTGGGTGATCTTCGATCGGCCCGCGGCACCATGGATTGGCGCTACGAAGGATGAATTGCCCCCGAATGAGCATGAAGATGAACCACACGCAAATCCTGCGTCAGGTGACGATGCGGAAGTCCACACGCAACTGGATTCCTGTGGACCACGCGCAACTGTGTGCGCCCCGCATATAATGCTTGAACCACCAGAATTAGAACCAGAAGAGACTATCCAAGAGGATAGGGCGCCAATCCCGCCCCCGCAGAGCTTCAACAGCAATAAGCGCGCTCGCGAGCTGCAGCTCATCAAGGCTGCCGAAGAAGCAAGAGCGAAAGCGGCGTGTCCGGTAATCGAAGGCTCGAAGCCTTGGCGCGAACACGTCAAAGCGGGGCATCCGCCAACATTGGTTGGCCACATCGTCGTCAACGGCCGGCGCTATCGTGGCTGGTATTTCCCAACCCTTTACCCCAAGGCCACCGGGCCTCCGCCTCACCCTCTCCTGACCGAGGCCGACGAAGAAGAACTTGCAAACAAATGGGGTTAGGAAATGGATCGCTGGCATATCGCTCTCATCGAGCCTCAGTCCGAACAGATTGCCTCTCGCGCACTCAGAGCGAGAGGCTACGACGCCTATTGGCCGAAGTTCCCCAAGAAAACGAGGAAGCGCTATGGGGTTCACGAATTGCGCATGAGGCCGATGTTTCCTGGTTACATGTTCGTCAACGAATCAATTCGAGGCTGGGACGGACTTCGCACCGCGCCCGGCGTGCGGATCGGGCAAAGCCTGTTGATAGACCCAGGAACCGGACGGCTCGCTGTGCTCCCAACAGGGGAGATAGAGCGCATCGGAGAAACCGAAAAGAGGCTTATCGATCAAATCATTAACCCACCTCCTCGATCGCTTCCCTACGGGGTTGGTGATACGGTCCGCGTCACTGGCGGTGTCTTCTCCGGCTTCTATGCCACAATTGAGACACTTGACGATGAGGAGAGAATAGCCTTACTTATGGACATCTTCGGGCGGAAATCCCGCGTCTTCGCTTCTCACGAGCACCTGTCAGCTCTTCCCTCTGTCTCTTGAAGCGAGATAGGCGCGCGGCGCGTCCGAGGACAATCCCAAATGCTAATCAGCTGGATGAAACGGGCACTCCGACGTCGCCGCGCGCCCCCACGTCGGGCCACTCGACTTAGAGCGCGACGAGGATATAGAAACATGAGCACCGCAACCCTTACCTGGACTCTGCCGACCTCCCGGACCGATGGGAGCCCGCTTGCCCCGACCGATATCGCATCCGTGCAGATTTGGGATGCGGTAGGCGGAGCCGCGACTGTCCAGATCGGCACCGCGCAAGGCGCTGCCACGAGCTTCACAACCGGAACCCTCCAAGGAGGGAATCACGTCTTCACGGTTGTCGTGGTCGACACCAATGGTGATGATTCAGCGCCAAGCGCGCCGGCGTCCCTCACAATTACAGTGGCCGCGCCAAATCCCGCCACCAATTTGGTAGCGACGCTCAATCCGTGATTCCGTCCCGGAAGGCCCTGGACGAGGATCCATCGCGAAGATGGCGAACCAATACCGTATGAGTTGGCGTATCTGTCGGACACGCCGCTCGGATCTAATCAAAAGGCGCGGTTATTGAACCTTGCTCGACTCCACAATTGGCATAGCCAATAGTGCGCAGCATCATTTCCCTAGCTGACTTGGGCCGTCCTAGTGGCGGCCCTTTTCATTAGGAGGACTCGTGAGCAAAGACATTGGCGTCGTGATCGCGTTGCCGGCCGAGATGAAACACCGCATTGACGCAATGGCCGCGCAAGTGGGCCTCAGTGCGCAAACACTTATGCTGGCGTGGGTATTGCAGGGGATGAAGGGGCCTGGCGCGGCTCCGTTCGTGCCATTCAACGGCACGCCAAATCACCGTGGAGGTACGAGAGTTATTGCGGAATTGCCGGTGGATGACGACGACGCCTGGCGCGGTCCGCCTCCCGATGACGATCCCGAGCCTACGTCAGATGTGGACGTAGACGCCATGATCGCCAGCCGCGTGGCTGAGGCTGAGAGCGCCGGCCTTGCGCAGCCGCCCGGGCAAGCGTACGAGGCGTTCGGACCGCCGACGGCCCAGGTCGCTCCCGCAAACGTGCGCGCGCTCCGCCGACCTCCGCCACAATTTGATCCAGCTAATCAGGCAAGCCACCTGCGGAGCCTGTAGATGTTTGACCTTGACCTCACAGCAAGCCTAAAAGCAAGTCATGGCAGACCACAACCGCAACCCGAACGGGAAGGGCGGGTTTCAGAAAGGCCGAAGCGGTAACCCCTCGGGGGCGAAGCGCCGGCATATTTCCGACCTCTCCAAAGAAGCGAGGCAATATGCGCAGCTCGCCCTCGGAACGCTTGTGAAAATCTGCCGCGAGGGCATCGAGCGCAACCGCCTGACTGCCGCGCGCGAGCTTCTCGACCGCGGATACGGCCGACCGGTCCAGGCCATCGACATGATCACAGCCGGCAAGAAGCTTTCGGAACTGACCAATGAGGAGCTCGCCGCCTTCGAGGCGCGACTGGTGACGGCCGCCGCAGCTGATGCTGAACCCTCACAGGGTGACATGTTCCACTAACCAGGGCAACGGGCAACGAGTCGGGAGTTAAATGGATGACGGCCTTATGGTTTTGGGAAGATAACGGCCCGCTTTGGATGTGGCTATTTGAGCCCAATGAATTGATGGAATTAAGGGATGATAAACCTGATTAATACTCACCTTGCGGCCCAGGGGGTCGCGCACGCAGGGGCGGACGGCCGTACGGTTGCAGTCGTCGCCATCGCTATGATATTTATTATCTGTGCCGCCACTGTAGTGTTGTTACGCATGATGAAGCGGCCGCCGTCACAGGGTGACATGTTCCACTGATGAGAAACAGCGCAATTTCGTGGACCGACCACACCCAAAATTTTTGGGTGGGCTGCACCAAGGTTTCGCCGGCCTGTGATCATTGCTATGCCGAATCATGGGCAAAGCGCGGAGGTTATCCTGAGTTGTGGAGCGGGTTGCGCCGCCGAACTAAGACATGGAACGACCCGATCAAATGGGACCGGCAAGCCGCGATCGCTGGGCGGCGGCCGCGGGTGTTCTGTTCATCCTTGGCGGATTTCTTTGACAATGAAGTGCCTCCGGAATGGCGCGCCGAAGCCTTGGATGTGATCCGTAAGACCACCAACTTGCGCTGGATGCTGCTGACGAAGCGCATCGGCAACGCTGCCAAGATGCTTCCGCTTGATTGGCCGATGCCACATGTCGGATTGATGGCAACGCTTGAAAATCAGGAAGCGTTTAATCGGGACTGGCCGAAGCTCGCCAGACTGCCGGCGGCGTGGAGAGGCGTTTCTATGGAGCCGCTCCTCGGCGCCGTCAATATCGGCTACGCCGCCCCGGATTGGGTGATCGTTGGCGGTGAAAGCGGCCAAGGCGCCCGCCCGCTACGGCTAGAATGGGTGCGCGACCTTCGCGACCAGTGTGCCAGGAACCTTATTGCGTTCCATTTCAAGCAACATGGCGGGTTGCGGCCGACATCAAATGGGTGCGAAATTGATGGTCGCGAACACAAGGAATTTCCCAGCGCTCTTGCGGCATGATTGATGGGAGTTTTGCTCGAGCTTGTCCGCGCCGAACGACAAGCCAAGGCGATTGAAGAAAGAGAAGTCATTGAATGAACCCGAAAACCGTTCTGGGGCTCATGTTGATCTTCATCGCTGTGGGGCTCGGGCTAGTCGTATTTGGGGAACGTAGCCGAGTCGAAGCCGATCGGCTTCTCCGCAACCCTCCGAGGACAGACCAGAGTAACGGCGGCACATATGGATTCGACGGATCAAGTATTCTTCTAGAAGCTCCGACAATTGATTGTAAAGACGATGAGATAATGGTGCTCGGCGTCGATCCTCATGGACCGCCAGGCATTGGGCGTTGGTACTGCTTGAAGCACGAACCCGAAGGAAAATGACGCGTCATATGTCAGAAAAAAAGTCGACCGGCCAGGCCGTTGAAGTGCCTGAGGCAGCCATTGTCTCCATCATGAATGCGTCTCTCCATGAGTTGAGGGAGGCCCTCAGCAGGCTTGACGAGCATGTTTTACTGATGACGGACATCACGGTAAAAGAGAGACTAGTAAGGGCTTTCAAGAAGTGCGATCTAGATTGCGCTGATTGGGACGACGATGTTCTTGGAGAACTTGCAGAGGTCGTTATCCGCGCCCTAACCCCTTATATTTTTGAGGGGTCAGATAAGGACGATTGATGGGAGTTTTGCTCGAGCTTGTCCGCGCCGAACGACAAGCCAAGGCGGTCGAAAGCAACGAACCGGGTAGAGACCCGCAAACCGAGCGCCGCGGCCCTTTCCGCTACTTCCCGGATGATGGCGCTCTCCGCCGGGAATTGTATCCGAGGCACATGGAATTCTTCGCGGCCGGCGGGAGGCACCAGCCGCTTCCCACATGCGCGGATGATTGTGACGGTAGCCCGCATCGCGAGCGCCTGATGCTCGCCGCCAACAGAGTTGGAAAAACGGAATCGGTGGGCGCTTACGAAGTCGCGTTGCATGCCACTGGCCGCTATCCGGCTTGGTGGCCCGGTTTCAGGTTCGGTCGGCCCGTTGAGATTTGGGCTGCCGGTAAAAAAAATGAAACGACCCGTGACGTTGTGCAAAAAAAGCTATTCGGCCCGGTCACGACGCACGGCCATCTCAAGACCGTAGAAGGAACGGGCCTCATTCCAGCCGAAGACATCGGTGCCGTGAGCTGGAAACGTGGCGTGCAAGATTTGGCCGATACTATCCGTGTCAAGCATCAATCAGGTGGATGGTCAACTATCGGTCTCAAAAGCTACGAGCAAGGTCGCGGCGCATTCGAAGGCACCGAAAAAGACCTAGTGTGGTTCGATGAGGAACCGCCGGGCGATGTCTACGTCGAAGCGCTCGTACGCACCATGACGACGCAAGGCCATGTTCTGCTGACGTTTACGCCGCTTGAAGGGATGTCCGACGTGGTGCGGATGTATCTGCCCGGCGGTGGGCTGCCGAAGCGCGAAGAAGATCGAATGGCCAATGTGCTGAAGGCGGTCGGCTATTCATGATTCTCAATAAACTCTCTCCGTCAGCGCTTGAGGCAGCTATGCGGGGCGGGACGGAGCTGTGGGGCCAACGCGGTTCGCTCGTGGAGCATATCCTTTATGTGGAGCCTCAGAATGCAAGGGGCGGCCATTATCTCAAATGCCGGTGCGGCTGCGAGAAAAAAGCAAAGTTTCGCTTAATGGCCAATGGCGTTTGCATGAGCGAGGGATGTGAGTTTTCTATGCACGTGCAAAAAAACATGGAAAACCGGCGTGCCAAGTAACGCGGCGGGACCAGAAATGAGCGATCCAACCTTGATCGAGCGGTTGGAAAGATGCGCGGCCCTGCTGCCGGATTGGGCGAATGATCCTGAGTGTGCCATGAAGGAAGCCGCCGCCCGCATCCGGGAGTTGGAGGCCGAGAATGTGCGTCTTCAAAGAGCAATCGACAATTTAATTGATAGGCCAACGGACGAAGCTAGCCGCCTCCGCGCCCACATCCGGAAGCTGGAGCGGTTACTTGGCGGCAAGGATACCGCAGACATTGCTTTGGCTGAGTTCGTTAGGAGGCACCCTAACCTCGCCGGCGGGAACGAGGATGCCCGGTAAATACGTCGTCAACGCCGGCTGGGATAACGTGCCTCATTTGTCCGAAGAGGACAAGGCCAGCCAGCTCGCCGGCTATCAGCCATATCAGCGGGATGCTCGCTCAAAAGGATTGCCGCTCCTCGGCGCGGGAGCGATCTATCCCGTTGCTGAAGATTACGTCCTCTGCAATCCGTTCCAAATCCCCGATTGGATGCCTCAATGCTATGCGCTTGACGTGGGATGGAATCGCACGGCGGCGCTGTGGGCAGCCTGGGATCATGACCAGGATATCGTCTACCTCTATTCGGAGTACTACCGATCCGAGGCCGAGCCGCCCGTGCACGCCAATTCTATCCTCGCCCGCGGCAAATGGATTCCTGGCGTGATCGATCCGGCGGCGCGCGGGCGCAACCAAAAGGACGGCACGAAGCTCATCGAGGTCTACCACAATCTTGGCGTCGAGATGCTGTTCGCCTCAAGCAATGAATTGGAAGCCGGCATCTATGAGTGCTGGATCCGGCTATCGACGGGGCGCCTCAAAGTGTTCCGGACCTGCCAGAACTGGCTCGCCGAGTTCCGCTTCTATCAGCGCGACGAAAAAGGCCGCGTCAAAGACGGACAGCAAGACCATCTGATGGATTGCATGAGATACATCGTTCTGTCTGGCCTCGCGCGCGCTGTCGTTCGTCCTGCCTCGATGTGGCGAATGCGAGGCGCGACGCCGCAGCACACTGGCGAATACGACCCGCTGAAATATTGAATTCTCGCGGCGGCATGGAAAGCAGACATGCAGCGACATACCGGCAACTTAACCCCGCAGCAGGTAGACGATCGGCCTGGACTGGAGACGCGTTGCCAGCCGGAGTAGCGCCCGGCCCGCGAGGATACTGATGGTTCGCGCTCTTTACCGCCCCGGCCGCGATCGGTTGCCGGATGGTGATGGTCTTCCGCCACGTGACTTTCCGCCGGGCCAATCCGCCTGGCAAGAAGCCGGCGATCTCCTCGCCGATCCGGAATCCGGCCGTCTGATGCGACCGCTTCACGCGGACGACCAGCAATTTTCCGATCTCGTCAACGAGCGCTTACGCACGATGACTTTGGCCGAGCGAGTCGATATCGAGATCGAGCTGACGCAGCGCTTCCGTCGCGCGCATAGCTTTGACTACGATCCTCTTAAGTTCTGAGCATGGGCGTATTCACTCCGTCGTCCTCTGGCGTGCCACCGCCTATCCCCGGCGTGCCGCCTGTCGCTTCTCCACGCATGCAAGCCGCGCTCGCGCCGTTGCAGACCAAGATGAAGCTATCCGGCGTGGATGCGCAATTGCAGCAGCGCCCGGGTCAGCCAGGCCCGGCGCCGCAGAGGCAAGCTCAAAATGTGGACATCGGCGAAAACACGATCGGTATCGGTAATCCATCGGCAATGACCGGGACGAGAGCGAGGTAATCCATGGGCATCTTCTCGCCGTCTGTTCCGACGCCTCCCCCGCCTCCTCCTCCGCCTCCCGCGGCTAATCCTCCAATCTTTGCGAGTGGCCAAACGCTCGCCTCTCTCGCCCGGCGCAATCAGGAAAAGCCGATGGGCGGAACTGACTTGACGACGGGCCAAGCGAAGCAAGCCATTACAACCGCAGCGCAAGGATTAGGTTCAACCAAATGAAATGCGTTTGCGCACTCGGCGACATTTATCGAGTCTCCGAAGGCATGAAATCTATCTACGACGTGCAATTTGACGTCGAGCACATGGCGGCCTTGATCGAGAAAATCGAAGCGCGCGTTGAGAAGTGGTTCTTCGATGATGCCTTCAAGATGCTGGACAGAATAGAGGTTGAGGCGGAGCGGGAACGGCAAACTCAATTACAACTATGGGCTGATGATGGTGGCCGCGAAGAGCAAAACTCGGACGAGTCTGATTGAGCGTATCGCCTGGCTCGGCATTGTGCTGCTTTGGTTCTGGCCGCTTACGCTTGGCGTTCTTAGCCTCGCCGTACTGATCTACATCGCGATAGTCGCCATCCGCTTGATAGCGGTTGCGCCGGTCATCTGAAAGGACAATTCGTGAGGGCTTTCAGCGCCATATTTATGCTTTTAGTGAGCACTGTCGCGGCAAACGCGCAATATTACCGCGGCGGCTATGCGTACCCCGGGCGCGGCTACTACGCCGGCGGCGGCCATTACAGCGAACATTATGGCCGACCATACGGTGGTTGTTACGGATGCTACGCGCCGCGACCAGCCCCGCGCCCAAGCTACGCGCCGCGAGGCGGTTACGACTTCAGTTGGGGCGGCGGCAATCGCGGTTACCTCGGAGGTCGAGGCGGCGGTTGGGGAGGTGAATGGTGAATCGTAGGTCATTCATTCGCGGATTGCTCGCGAGCGCTGCGGCGGTGCCGATAGCTGGCACGGTGGCCGACCTAACGGTTTATGGCCGTTCGCCGGCGATGTTGCCGCAGTATCTTGACGATATGTCGGAGATGCTATGTCAAGCCAATGAGATAATAGACGACATGCCTTTCCTGTGTGATGTCGGCTGGGACTGCAGGTACATAAGCCGTATTCGTCAGATCGACGGAGAGCTAGTAGTTGACACGGTGCCCCTCGAAGAAACATGGGTCGAGGCTGTCTAAATGCTTGACGCCTCCGCCTTAGCCCGCCGCGCCGGCGATGACGGCCTTCTCGCTCACTACGAGATCGCCAATGCATCGCTGCTCGCGCAGACGCCGGCCCTCGCCAAACAGAAATGGTACGAGGAAAGCCAAGGCTGGGAAGAGTTGCGGCTTCAGCTTGAGAATCGGCTTTATGGGCTAAGAAACTGGAGGCTGTCATGGTGGATGCATTGGGCGAAGCTGGCCGAGGCGATCCTCCCAAGAAGATATCACTGGCTGATCGTACCAAACACTATGACCCGTGGCCTCGCTATCAATCAAGCGATCAAGGACCCTACGGGATCGCAAGCCGTCTCTGTGTGTGTGGCCGGCATGCGCTCTGGCCTAATGTCATCATCCCGCCCATGGTTCGCGATCAAGCCTAGCCTCCAATCTTTTAAGCCGGACCGCGCCGCAGAGCTCTGGTTCGCAGATACGACAGATCGCATCTATCGCGTCCTCAACGGCTCGAATTATTACAATTGCGGAACGCAATTGTTCGAAGACCTCACGGTGTTCGGCACCGCGCCGAAGATCATGTATGAGGACCGCGAAGACATCATCCGATGCTACAATCCATGTGCTGGCGAATATTATCTCGGCGCAGGCTCTGACAATCGCATCAATTCTTTCTATCGCACATTCGTGCAAACCGTTTTGCAATGCGTTCAGATGTTCGGCCTTGAGAATTGCTCCGCCGAAGTGCAGGGGATGTGGGAACAGAAGGGCGCATCGCTCGAAACTGAGATCATCGTTGCGCACGTCATAGAGCCAAATTTTTCCTTGCAGATGCCGGGAATGCCAGAGAATCTTGGCGTTATCCCATGGGGATTTCCGTACCGCGAATATTATTGGGAGTGGGGACGATATTCGAAGCAGCCACTCAGCAAGCGCGGCTTCCATGAAAAGCCATTTATCGCGCCGCGCTGGACAATTGTTTCGAATGACGCCTATGGCCGCTCGGTCGGAATGGACGCTCTACCGGACATCCTGCAGCTCCATCTCATGACGATGCGGCAGGCCGAAGGCATCGAGAAGATGCTTCGGCCGCCGCTCCTTGCTTCACTCGGTTTGAAGAATCAACCGTCGTCGATCCTGCCCGGCAAAGTGACTTACGTCGAAGACGTAACGAAAGGCATGAAATCTATCTACGACGTGCAATTTGACGTCGAGCACATGGCGGCCCTGATTGAGAAAATCGAAGCGCGCGTTGAAAAATGGTTTTTTAACGATGCATTTCAAATGATGAGCAGCATCGAGGGCGTGCAGCCGCGCAATGAGATGGAGATCGCCGAGCGACGCGGCGAGAAACTTCAGCGGCTCGGCCCGGTCGTCGAGAACGTCGAACAGGAACTCGCTCATGACGTAAGGCGCACCACGGCGATTATGGGGCGGCGCAATCTACTCCTGCCTAAGCCGCCCTCGTTGGTCGGTGTTCCGCTGGAAGTTGAATTCGACCCCATGACTCGGCAAGCCCAGCGGGCGGCCGAGACCGCCGTCATGGAGCGCGCCATCAGCGTCGTGACGAACCTTAAGAACAGCTATCCGGACGAGCATCCGGAAGACAATATCGACCTCGACAAGACGACGCGCCGCTATCTAGATCGGTCGAATTTCCCGAAAGATTGCATGCGCGACGAGGACGAGGTCAAGCAAGTGCGCGCCGGCCGCGCCAAAGCGATGGCTGAGGCCGCCCAGAAGCAACAGGCCATGCAGGCGATCACGCATGCCGCGCCGGCCGCGGCAAGCGCCGCCAAGGACGCGAGCGAGATTGAGCCAGGCGGCGCTATCAACGCGCTCAATCTAATGAGCGGTATGGGCGGAGCCGCCCCAGGCGCAACAGGATTGCCACAGTGAAGTGGGACAGGTTCGATAGGACCGCCGAGGTGAAGCCAAAAGCTGAGTATTGGAACATCCTCTATCAGGGAAAGAAAATGGCGCTTCAGGGACGCGAGGAAGCCGCGCCATTGTTGCGGCCTGACATCGAAGGAAAAATCTCTATGGCCCTTCAAGGACCGGACGGAGAGACGCATAGCCATCTCAGCGCAGAAGATCGCAGAGCAAGCGTGGCGAGCGACCATCTCGACGTGGGTCGCCGCCTATCTCGGCTGGCATCCGACGAGCAGGCGGTAAATGTCAGCATGGAACCTCGCGTTACTCTTCCCGACCGCGGAACCTGGGTCGGTCCTCACCCCGGCGAGACGCATGAGCAGCGCGCCAGCGCCGCCAAGGAATGGGGCGATCGGATGGACCGGGAGTTCGTCGAGCGTCAGCAGCGCCTACAGGAAATGCGCGATGCTCCGTCGTTCAAGATACCGCGCCCCGTCCACCACACTGAATCGCTTGAGAAGCGCATCGATCAGCTAGAGAAATCGATCATGAAGCTGCAGTCGGCAATGATCGCTCTGCAATCCGAACGGATCAAATAATGGCCGATCGCGAGTTCGACGATAGTTTAGACAGCGCCGCCGCCGAGATGGAGGATTTACACACCACTGGCCTGATCCAAGTCGATGCGAATGGCGATCCGCTCCCGCAAGGGACGCGGATGATCGAATACGAGTCTTATGAGCGGGTGATCGAAGGCTTGAAGATCGCCGCGGACGCGTGCATGCACCTCGCCAAGCGAGAGCTTACGCAGGAAGGCGTTGCTAACCGTCGCGGCCTAGCTCTGAAGCTCGACCAGACGCGACGCATCTGCATGCAAAAGGCAGGCATCGAAGACGTCATTCGCTCGAATCCGACGCAGGAGATGCGCGGCGAGCCGCTTCCGTTCAAGCAAGCGAGAAACAGACTGTTGAATGGCCTGGCTCAAGCGTCCGGCGGTGCGCGCCAGCTTGCAACGTGTTTTCGGCTTGATATCACTTGGGCAAGCGTCGCACAGCAGCTCGAAAAGCTTGAGCGCAATATCCGCAATCCGAAGCGAATGAAACACCAGCATCCGTTGCTCCTGCCGACCGGATATGTTCGGCACTGAACTCCATCGTCCCCGGTGAATCGTTCCTTTGGGATTCCCCTGGTCACCGACGACAGGGCGTGACGGGCCGGGGACGATGGTTCCCAACAAAAGGAAAAGCGCGTGATCGACGGGAATGCAATATTCGATAATGAAGGCGTTGCCGATCTCGGCCGTGGATTTACGCTCACTGATTGGCTGGATGGTCGATACTTATTTAGCTCAATGGGTAACCATGCTACTCTAAGTCGGGATGAGGTCTACAATCTCGGCATCGCGCTCGCCCGTCTGTCTGATGCGCAGTCCAGCGGCAAGAAATGAGCGCGTTTGCGCACTACAACGACAAGAACATACGATGGATCGAGCGCGGTGCCGATGAGGCGTTTCGTCGGGCGCTGATGGCTGGCGTCCCTCCGCAGCTGCGATCGAAGATGCACCGCGCGCTAGCTACTGTGCCGAATCCGGCGAAAGACCTGGCGCACTCGCAGCGATATTTTGGCGAGCGTCTCAATGAGATTGCCGAGCGGGTGAGGCCCCTAGTGTTTGAGCTAGATCAGTATCTCCGGGACAAGTGGAAGTTGCCAGGATTCCGCGATTGGCTTAACATGACCGGATACGCGAACCATTACGAGATGGTGAAGGTGTTCGACGAATGGGCGCAGATGAAAAAATAGACGTCTCCGCTCAATATATTGAGCGGACCCACGAAATGGTCAATGCGATCAGCGATATCTGTGCAACTACGGTCATCACGGATCAAATGACTCTCGATGATGTGGTGAATTTGTTTCATGAGACGCTGGCAAAGATTGATGCATTGGCCAAATATCCAGAAGACTGCGAACCGTGGCCGGTGAAACATGACTGGACAGAGACGTATGTATTCAATTCAAGAAGAATTCGATGTTGAAATTCTCCGCATGGTTGCCGAGAGGGGCAAGGATGAGCTCGAAAAGTACATCCGAGCCCAATTCGAGCCTTACGTCGAGAGTATAGTTCTGGATATTACTGGAGAGTGGCCAGAAAGCGTAATCAGGCGAGATCCGTGACTGACGAAATCAGCGCGGACAGACTGGATCACTACGCTCGCAAACTTCGGGCGCAAGCATTTCAGTTCATCTCGATGAATGAAGCTGCCGTATTGCTAGAAAAGGCCGCGACGCGAATACGGCACTTAGAAATGCTCATCGATGCCGCAGAGGGTGATGCGATGGATCGCGATCTCGGCTGATGACTGACGCTTACGACGCCTCCGACGAATCTGCAGAGAACAACGCCAAGCGCGATGAGGCTCGCAAGCTGCGCGAGGATCACGAGACGCTCAAGCGTCTCCTCTCGCATAGGAACGGCCGAGCGTGGTTCTATCGAGTACTTGAGAAATGCCACATCTATGGCACGCCGTTTATGCCCGGCGATGCCGAGACCACGTTCTTTCGACTCGGCCAAGAAGACGTCGGAAAGCGCATGATGCTTGAGGCGGTTTACGCCTGCCCCGATCTCTACATGACGATGCTTGCAGAGGCGCGAAAGGAAGAAGAACGCGTTGCGGGCTTGCGGGCCGATGAAGAGAAGAAGCGCAAGGGCGACGAAGACATTGCATTGCTGACGCAAGGATTTGTACTGCCGGCGCCGCTCGGTCACCCGGGGCATGTGCCGCAGACAATGACCGAAGGAAAGACGTGATGGCCTTCATGACCCTTGAGGATATCGGGAATGACCCATTCTTCGAGCGGTGCTCGCGTGACCCATTATTCCTGCGTGAGGGCCTAGAGGGTCTAGCGATCGCGCTTAACGCTGGCTGGCGCCCCGATGAAGAGAGAACAATGCAGGAAGCCATCAGCGAGGCGATTGAGGAAAGCTATCGACGGAAAGCGCTCAAGGATGAACAATGACCGAAATGAGTGAGCGCGTGGCGAAAGCACTATTTCTTACAAACAATCCTCGGCTTTCCTGGGAAGAACAATCGACGAAATCTCCCGTCAGCGTGGACATTTATCGGTTGTTGGCAAAAATAGCTATCGAAGCCATGCGCGAGCCGAACGACGAGATGCTGAATCTCGTGACCCCATGGAACAGAAAGAAGACCAAAGCATTTTGGCAAGCCATGATCGACGAAGCGCTTAAGGACGAGCAATGACCGAATCCACTCCCACCGGAGCCGCGCCGGCCGCTGACGCTGCCCCAGCCGCAGTGACGTCCACAGAATCCGCAGCCGCTCCGGCTTCGCAGGACTCGACAACTGCCGCACAATCTGGCACACAGGATTCTGCGCCTAGCTTGCTCAGCGTGGCGACGGGAAAAACTCCCGATCAGCCGGCCCCGGCTGCAGAGCCTTCGACCGACGCCAAAGCCGCTGACGCTCCAAAGCCAGCAACGGCTAAGGAGCAACCGGCAAAGCCGGATGATCCCGGCAAGGCGGAGGTCAAGGCAGACGCAGCGACCGACCCGGCTCCGAAGGACGCCACGGCCCCCGAGCCCACGGCCCTTGCGAGCATCGAAGACCTGAAGCTGCCAGACGGCACGAAACTTGATCCGGAAGCAGGCAAAGCGTTCATTGATCTGATCAACAACGCCGAGCTCTCCGCCAAGGATCGTTCCCAAAGCCTGATTGACCTCCATCAAAAAGAGATCAGTCGCGTTGCCGAAACAATGGCGCAGCACCAGCGTAAGGTCTGGGATGACACCAACGCCCAGTGGAAAGAGCAGACCCGGAAAGAATTCGGTAATCGGCTCGACACCGTGTTGGCAACAGGCAAGGCCGTAATCGAAGAGTTTGGCGGCGACCGCGTCCAACGGCTTCTGCAATTCCTCGACTATACCGGCGCCGGTAATCATCCCGACATGATCTGGTTCCTGGGCAACATCGGCAGAAAGTTCGGGGTTTTCGAGAACAACATGGTCGGCGCCAATCCGAAAGCCCCCGCGGCCAAGAGCCCAGGCAATCGAGGCTGGTACGACAAGAGCCTCAACGCTCCCGGTACATAGCAACCAGCCCCGCCGTCACGGGGAATAACAACGTCGGACTCTGAAATTGCCGCGATCGGCATCGGAGTCGATGGATGGCCTTTTTAACCCTTCTAGACATTGGGAGACATTTCGACCCCGAAGGCAAAATCGCCGATATGGCGGAGTTGCTGTCTCAATGCAACGAAATGATCGACGACATGCCGATGGTCGAGGCGAATGGCCTCACCTCTCATGTCACCACGGTGCGGACCTCGCTGCCCAAGGGCGCGTACATCCGCTACTACCAAGGAACTCCCTATACCAAATCAAACCGAGCCCAGCTCGAGTTCGGTATGTCGCTTCTGCGGGATTATTCGCAGATCGACAAGGAAATGTGCCGCCTCGGCGGGCAGGAGTCGGTCCTTCGCGAGAAGGAAGACATCGCCCACATGGAAGGCCTCAGCCAGCAGCAGTCAACGACGCTCGGTTATGGCAACAGCTGGACGACCCCCGAACAATTCACCGGCTTCGCACCGTATTTCAACACGGTCTCCACAACGACTGCTGCGAATGCCGTCAATGTGTTCGACTGCGGCGGTACGGCCTCCTCGAACGCATCCATCTGGCTGATCGGCTGGGGCGATTCGACCTGCTACGGCGTTTATCCGAAGGGAAGCAAAGGCGGTCTCGTCTTCGAAGACAAGGGCGACGTCGTCCCCGGCTTCGACAGCAACCAGCAGCGCTTTGAGGCTTACACCAGCCTCTTCCAGTGGCAGCTTGGTCTCGTCGTCGAGGACTGGCGCTATATCGTCCGCCTCTGCAACATCGACACCACCACCGCCGGGTTGCTCGGCCCGACCCCGCCCGATCTCTTCGCCATCCTCGCCCGCGCCATCGTGCGCTTGCCGACCGCCGGCCGCACCGTCTCCGGGATCGTTAAGACCGACGCGCCCGACCGCATGTCCCCAGCCATCCGGTTGAAGCTCTACTGCGATCGCACCGTGCGCGCAGCCATGGACGTGCAAGCCATCCGCGACAAGAACGTTCTGCTTTCCCCGACCGACTACGCCGGCCGGCCCATCGTCAATTGGCGCAATGTCCCGATCGGAGTTCAGGATTCGCTCCTGAACACCGAGGCGCGCGTGGTCTGAGGGAAGGATAACCAACCATGCTCAACGACCAAAACCTCGTCTTTTCGAGCGCGCAGAACGTCACGGTTACGGCTGCCTCGACCAATACCTATGACATCCTCAATGGTGCGGCGATTGCCACCTCTGGCGGCACCTACACCGTTCCGCCCAACTCGATCATCGGCAATGCGTCGTTCTTCGGCGAGGATCTCGGCGGCGGCCGCGGCGTGGGAACGCCGACGGTCGTGGTCATCAATGTATCCACGACCGCTCCGACCGGCGGCACCTCGCTTCAGGTGCAGCTGCAGGGCGCACCAGACACTCTGGCGGCTGCCGGCAACATCTCCGGTTTGGTGTTCACGCCCTACATCATGTCGCAGGTGATTCCGATCGCCTCGATCCTGGCTCCGCGGCGGCTCTGCTCGTTCGACTTCCCAAATCGTTCGCCAGATAACGCAGGGCTGCCGCGCTTCATCCAGCTCAATTATGTGTGCGGTGGCACATTCGCCAACCTTTCCCTCAATGCGTACATCAATCTCGGTGACACCCAGGCGCAATCGACGCTCGGGCAGTATCCGGCCAATTACTGAGGACGGAATGTCTGAACCAGAGCACCATCCGCATGATCCGAACCATCCGGTTCACCTTCATTCCCATCACATCCATCGCGTCTATCTGCACGAGATCGGCAAGGTGCTGCACGCGCAGTACCCCCACCTTGTGCCGCTTCATCACGAGGCAGTGAAGGCGCACGACGACGCCAACAAGCTCCTCCTCGAGGCCGCCGCGGCCGGCGCCATTACAGGGCTGTGATCCATGAACGAGAAGCGCAACGGAAACCCGGAGCTCGCCGATCCTTTGGCGGGCACCCAGTTCGAGAACATGCCGGACGTGTTCATTCTCCAAACCAGGGACGGCGTAGTGCAGGAGCGCGCGCCGACTTACGAGGTGATGGCTCCGGGGTTCTATGGCCGAGGTCGATGGGGAACGTACGAGGAGCCGACGGCGATTATTGTTAACGAGACTCCCAATGATCATCTGTGGCCGAAAAATCGCGCCGCCGCTATCGAATGGCTCAAGTGGAAAAGGAGCCAGCCGAACGATGCCGCACCGATAGACCGAGAAGACTACGCTGAAGCTGCGCAGATGCTCGCATCTGACGCCCACAAAATGAATAAAATACAATGGAACGAGGCGGTATCAAAGCTGGCCCAAGAGCTAAAGGTCAAACGCCTTGGCGGCTATGCTCCTA